CGTTTAAAAACTGTTTAAACGGCTTGCGGGTGCCGTCTTCGTTGAGCAAGGTAGGGAATACTTCGTTCAACTCGTGAAACGTTTTATAACCGGAAAACACGAAATTACTCTCCTGCAGGCGCTTCACTTCCAAGTCCGTTGGCGGCACAATGCGAATGCCTTCGTCAACGGCATCGTTGAGCACGGCAGTCGTGGCATCAATGAATTCAACGACTTCGGGAGCCTTGAGCAGTTCCGGCTTCATTTCTTCTTGTCCGTGCAGGAACTGCATCATTTTGTTCCACTTCTTTGTGAGTTTGCTGAACCAATAGTATAATTGTTTCTCCTCTTCATCGGCTAGCTTGATGCTGGTGTCAAGGTTGTATAACAAGCGTGCTCTTTCGTGCAGCCCCTCGTAAGCGGAGGGGCTTAGTCGAAAAAATCTTTGCCCAACTTTGTCTCATCCTTAGCGGGTGAAGCAGGTGCCACAATAGCCGGCTGTTTTTGTCGCACGCCAAGAATGGGCACGTTATACTTGTTAATGAAATAATCGTTATCAATGTCAAAGTTCTCAAGCAGCATTTTTTCAATGTTAAGCTGCTCTTCGGGCGTGTACTCAACTTGCTCGTCCCAATCGAAACGGAAGCCTTTAACAGGGAACCCGTGCATTGCCATGCGTGGCAGTAGCTGGTAGTTAATCATATCACGCAACATGTCGGCATCGGCGGCAATTACTTTTTTAAGGAGTTCCAAATGTGTTTCACTTTGGCTCTTACTACTGCCGTTATCCATGGTCATGGTCTGCGTTAAGATACCCTTGCTAATGTAGCCATCGGCCTTATCAATGCGTTTGTCATACACATTGTAAGCATCGCCTCGGGTAGTTTCCTTGATTTCGATTTCGGTGCCTTCGGGAAATAATCCCCATGCGGCCGCTCCCATCTCTTCCAGCATCTTTTCAATTTTGCTGTTTTCTTTGGAATCACGGCTTGTCGTTTTACCAATGCGGATCGGCATACCGAAGATTTCGCCAAACAAGTCCCAAAACGCCAACATGTTCTTTTTGGGTATGGTTTGAAGTGCCAGCTTCAGGAACAGCCCTAAATCTCTGTCTTTCCCTAGCTCAATCAACCAGGCATTCATAGCAGCATCTTCACGATACTTGTAGCCTGTGGTCTGATCATCGGACGGATTAACCACCACCACACCAAATTCAGGTTTTACGTGTCTGCGTGGCACCAGTTTGGCATAGGTGTAACCCGGAACACCTTCTACATCGGTCACATCGCCCAACTCAATGAGCGTGTGTCCCCAATAGGGAGTGTCAAGCGCAAGCTCTATCAAGTCTTTGAACCAAGGACGCTCAAAAATGGTGAGCAGTTCGGGGTTGTCGTTTCCTTTGGCATCAACCAGTTTAAACGCTTTCTGCATCACGCTGCGCTTGCGCTGCGCAATGGCACCGGTTACTTGTAGGTCTAACTCTACATCATCGTATATGTCATACAATGGCAAGCGGTTGGGATATTCTATGCTGATGGCCAACTGACGGGCAATTTGCCAATTACGAATGTCTTTTTTGGTGAGTGCTTGAGTAAGCTCTTTCAGCTCAATCACCATCTTTTTTTGCTTACTCCTGCCTGCGGCAAGAGACAACTGTTTGCCCTCGGTGACTCTCACACCGGGTGTGCCTGCTGTGGCTTTGAATTTAGTACGGCCCATAATAGTTGCGGGGTTGTGATCCGTAGCGGATCGGGTTATTTATATCTGTTTCGCCATCGGGACCCGTCAGCGTGGGCAGGTTAGGCTGTAGCTTGCCCGCCTGTATGGCAGTCAGCGTTTTAATGGCGTTGTCGTAACGCTCTTTGCGGATTTCAAGCCCTTGCTTGGCAGGTCGGCTGCTGACAAGGTGGTACAGTGCGATATCGCATACAATCATTACAATCTGCTTGTTACGCGGGTCAACTGTTTCCGTTTTTACGGCTGCGAAGATTGTGTCTACGTCATAGCGGTTGCGCAAGAATCCGCTAACCTCCTCAATGGCAATTGCTTCGGCATTGGTTCGGTTGGCTTCTGCGGCTTGCTGCGCTACTTTTAGACTGTCTTCGCCTATCATTACATAATCTGATACATCTATAAACATGGCGTTTAGTATTGTAGGCCTGTGCCCGGTTTAGTAATAAATAAGGCTTTTTCTTCTAAGTCTTTGATGGTAGTACCTTTCTTGAACTTATGTGTGCTGATAAGCTTTTTAAGCCGTTGTCTGCTTACCACAATAGGCTTATCCTTGTACATCATTACCAAATGCTTGCGGCCTGTGAGCCTACAGTTTTCCTGCGCCTGCTGTATGGCAGCCTTAATGCGCTTGTTTAACAACCAGCTTCTATACTTCTTCATAAGAAGTTTATCGGCATTAACGACTATCCACAACAGACCGGTTAATATCTCAACCACATCTTTGAATCTACTTTGCTTTTTCATATTACCAACTATTTTTAGGGCTACGGCGACGGCCGAAGCTGGGTGTAAAACTCTCTTGACGTACTTCTTTTTGAAGCTTATAAATGGCTCCCTCGTCTGCATCCGGTGCATCATCGTGCGCACGGCTGCCTTTTTCAAACGAAAGCGTTTGGTCTATGCTTGTACGCATATCGTTGTCATTCATTTCAGCTTCGTTATAATAAATGTAGCCTCGTTCCCATAGCGGGCTGATGGCTTCAATACGAGCAAACTTATCTGGCTTTTTGCGTTTATCCGGCATGATGGGTAACCAATGACCTCTTATCTGCCCCTCACGCTCAAACTCGTCTAATATCGTGTCTTGCATGAAGTTTGCTTCCATGAAGTAGTTACATACTACATTCTCGGGAAGAGACTCGTGCAGGTCATATACCCATCTTACCATTTCGGCCACGCTGCATTGGCGCACAAAGGCTTTGATGCAATGCAACTCACGGTGTGAGCTGTTTTTAAGGCCTTGCTTGGGTCTGCCCCAAAGCTTGGCAGCCTTGTAGTCGTTTTTGGTTGTGCCCTTGAATGACGGGTCAATGTAGAGCACTAAGCTTTCGTAATTGCTTAGCTTCTCCATCGGTTTGTACTTGATCCATTCATTCTTGAAGACAGCTCCTTCGGTGATGGGGTTGTTCATCATCTCTTTTTGAAAGGCTCTGTAGCCCATAAAAAGAGCTTGTTCTTCAACCTCCTCTTTGGTCCACTTGGCACCCCATACCGGATTACCGTCTCTGTCTATGGCATTGATACGGCTAACGTGTACCGTCTTTGTATTGGCAATGTTATGTAATACGCTGCATTTGCTTATGAGGTTGCCCACCATAATAAAACGGCCACGGCCGCCATCTAATGCGCCAAATAACGCCTCCTTTACCCAATCGGTAAGCAGGTGTACACGTGCCTCGCTACGACACAGCTCATCATCATCTAGGTCATCAATCACAATGTAATCAGGTCGTTGCTCACGATAACGCAAACCACGAGGCGACTGCCCACGTCCACGAGCGAAAAAGGCCGTACCGTCTTTGGTCACAAATTCGCCCTCTTCCCACGAACCTTGGTTGTATTGCTCGCCAAAGTCACGGATAAGGTATTGATTGAATTGCAATTCGGCCTGTAAGTCGCTTAATAAGGTATTGGCAGAATCTTCACTCTTACCAACGATCACCATTACATGTATCATCGGTGTAGGCTGAAACTTGAGCCAGCAAGGTATCATGATGTCGAAGTGCGTACTCTTGGCGTGCCCACGAGGCCATATAAAAGCACCCTTCATGTTTGGGTGGTTCTTCACGTATGCGGCTGCATCGTTCTGAAACTTGCCATTATAGCACTTGCAGTAATGCGGGAAGTATCTTTGACAGAAATAAGAATAATCATTCTGCGCACGCAACACGTTATTCATCTGTTCAGTATAGGTCTCTTGCTTTACGCCTGATGTGATGTTAGTAACATGCTTGCAGTGTTCAGCCCACCGCCTGCGTGCTTCGGATATATCTTGTGCTTTCATGGCCTTTTGGTGTTAAGATTAAACTGCTCATTCATGTACTGATCTTGCAGCTTATTAATCAGCTTCACTACTTCGGGCGTGATTTCTTTGGCAGAACCTATTCTAAACTCTACCCACTTACTAAATGCAATAAACACCTCAATAGCATCAACCACATTGGCTTTCTTATCAAGCTTTTCAATAGCACTGGCTATCTTACTAAGCTTGTCGCTCATGCCGGCTAAGTCTTCGGGCTTGTCACTTGCGGCCGCTTT